TCGCAACCGACACCGCACCACCACTGTGGGGCGAGGACAGCGACGCGCTGGCATCGGTCACGCCGTGGAACGGTCTGGAGGAGTGGGCGCAGGCTGACGCTGGGCTTGATCGCGTGGCACAGATCTACGCCGAGAAGCAGTACGAATCAAAGTTGCTAGATCAAGAACTCCAGAACCTCGCCATTAGTCTCAAGGAGGCCATTGGCGTGAAGGCTGGCATCGCAGGCGAAGGGTGGTCAGCCACCTGGAAGCAGAACAAGTCAAGCCAGAAGGTGGACTACAAACTTCTGCTGGAGGCGATCAAGCCTGCGGTGGACATTGTGGATGCGTACACGCGGGAAGTTCCCGGTGCGCGAGTGTTCAAGTTCAAGACAGAGGAGGTGGACAAGTGAGCAAGCAAATCGCAGCAGCACTAGCAGCACCATTCGAGGAGAAAGACCTGAAGCATCGCCCAGGGCGAGCAGGGATGACCTTCACCTACGCCGATGCGCGAGCGGTCGCGCAGCGGCTGGACGATGTTCTCGGCATTGAGGGCTGGCAGTTTGAGGTCAAGGTGGCTGATCCGATCCGTGGCGTGGTCCACGGCTCGCTGGTCATCGTGATTGACGGCAAGTCCACCATCCGACAGGACTTCGGCTATCCGAACTCCACGCAGGATGACGAGCCGCTGAAGTCCGCGGCCAGCGACGCGCTCCGCAGGTGCGCCGCACAGGTTGGCGTGGGAAGGAGCCTCTACAGCCCAGAGAAGGGTGTCCCAGTGCCACTTAGTAGGGCAGCGCGCGTCTCCGACGCTCCAGCACCCTCTGTAGAGGCTTCTAGCAGGATGTCCGCAGACGATCAGGTGATGGCTGCGGCAGCGATGCTCTTTGTCTCAGGCGCCAGCGAAGGCACCTGCTCTCACGGCAACGACTGGCAGTTGAAGCCAGGCGGCGTAAGCAAGGTGAGCGGCAAGCCGTACAACGCCTTCTACGCGGCCAGCCACAAGACGCCTGACGGCGGCTGGTGCAAGGACAAGCCCAGCCAGCAGTGGGTCGCAGCGCACTCTGCACCGGCGGCACAACCAAAACTCGTCCCAGAGGAAGACCTCAGCGAGTTGCCGTTCTAAACACCATCGGAGAAGTTGGAGGACGAAATGAACCTATGGATCAAGTGGTCAGCACAGGCACACAAGGACGCGATCATCAGCAGCCTCACGCATCTACAGTTCCGCGCGTTCATCATCATCCTTGAAGTATCAAAGGAGATGCGCAAGGGCGGCGAGTTCCGAGACCGCAAGCACCTCCAAACAATCCTCGGACCAGAGTTCTCTCGCGCGGTCCCTCGGCTCATTACCGAAGGCTTGCTGGAGGAGTCTCAGGTCGGTCTCATCACCGTCTCAAACTGGTCTCGCTGGCAAGTCGACCCGACCTCAGCCGAACGCCAGCAACGCAGTCGTGCGGGAAAAGGGGCTGAGTCACGGTTCGGTCACGCACTAGAGAAGAGAAGAGAAGAAACAGAGAAGAGCCATACTCTTACTAAAGCAAAGAGGATGATTCCGCTGCACGAGATTCTTGGAGGGAATAAAGGATGAGAATCACACTGACTGAAGAGGAGTGGCTGCTCGCTAAGGAGCGAGGACGCCAACTCAAACTGGTGAACCTCAAGACGAAGGACACACCGGCTTACTCTGACCAGAGCCGCAAGGTCTACAAGGACGAGGCTGACGCCGGGTTCGTGATGTCGGTTGCAGAGTGTGCAGTCGGTAAGGCAACTGACCGCGTGTACCACGGCAAGGTCTGGCCCAAAGAGGAACACGCACTGCACAAGGACGAGCCTGATGTCGGTCGCAACATCGAAGTGCGCCACATCACGCACCCAGGCGCAGGGCTGGTGGTGAGGGAGAAAGACCTCAATCAGAAGAAGGTTCTCTTCCTTGCCTATCCAGACCCAGCCACCGAATACCGCACGGTGGAGGTTGTGGGATGGCTGAAGGCAGAAGACGCCTGGGCGAATGGTCGCCAAGTGGATGACTACAGGAGGGTTCCGCAGGCACTGCTGAACACAAAGTGGTGAGGTCGGTGGCGATCCTCGGACCACAGGGTGCTGGCAAGTCCAGCATCGCGGCGCTCTTCGGTGAGCATCGTGGCTACCAGCGGCACGGCATCGCTGATGCGATCAAGCACCTTGCCAACCTTGCCTATCGGCAACTGGGCAAGGACGAGACGCTCACGGTGGACCGCTACTCAGGGCTGACGGTTATCACTGGGCGCGAACTGCTCCAAGACATTGGTGCGGCCCTGCGCGAGGTGGACCGCAAGTTCTGGCTCCGAGTCTGGCGCCAGGACTACTTTGAGATCCAGCGGCTGGGCTACGGCGTGGTCATTGACGATGTGCGTCTGCCGGAGGAAGTGGACTACCTCAGGATGGTTGACCCGGAGATCTTCATCGTGCGCCTCACCGCTGACCACGAGGTCAGGGAGCGCAGGATGGGTGGGCAACTGCTCGGCACGAAGGACATCACCGAGGTGGGCTGGACAGCGGCTGAGTTTGACCTTACCGTGGACACCAGCGACATCTCGCCAGAAGAGGCGTATCGTCAGATCACTGACGCGATGGAGGAGGTTGTATGAACGAACTTGAAGTGCTTGCAGCGCAGGTCGGGTATCGAGTCCAGGACTGCATTCAGATTGAGGGAGTCTGGACGGTCATCCTTGACGACGAGGATGGCGAGATGAAGACAACCGGCGCAACGCCGCAGGAGGCGATTGAAAAGATGACGGAGCGACTTGTCGCCGTCCTGAACAGGATGGGACATTGAGCGGCTGGGAGAGCATCGGCGTGCTGTTGGTCTTTGCCAACATCGTGCTGGCGTTCCTAATCGCAGCCGCGCTTCCTAGAACCAGCAAGGCTGGCGGCGGCGCAGCGGCTACGATCTATCTCGTGGTGGCGCTTGCCAACACTGTCTGGATCGCAAGGAGCGCAGTATGGCCGCAGTGAAAGCCCAGCGTGGTGGACCACGCAAGGACCCAGTGTTCGCAGCGACGCCCTGCGCGTCGTGCAACGGTGTGCTGGACACGCTGAAGCAGGCGTGGCGCGTCAAGTCGATCTACTTCGTTGGCACGAAGCGACACAGCACCTACGCCTGGCACCACAGGACCTGCGTGAAATGAACCGCATTGAGCGAGCCGCGCCATTCCTTGACGACAAGGTGGTCGCCGTTCAGGAGGGTCCTGATGCGTGGTGTGAAGAGCCAGGCGTCACTGGCCGTGTGTGGTGCAACCTTTCCATTCGATATGCAGATGCCATCGCGCCAGAAGGCTGGTTCTTCCTGTATCAAGGCATCGGGAGCCGCAAGACCATCCTTGACTTGCTGAAGCACGGACAACTTCAAGTGCAAGCAAGCCCATTCACACTGAGCGACGGCAACTCCACCTTCCTTGCGAGGCTGATCCCCTGATGGGCTACTTCAAGGATGAGAGCATCAAGCAGATGATTGACCCGGCGAAGAGCCGCAAGGGTAAGAACAGCCGCGCGCGTGGCAATGCCTTTGAACGCGAGGTCGCCAAGCGCCTCCTCGGTCAGCGAGTCGGTCAGTTCGGCGGCAAGCAGGATGTGGCGAACGATTGGCTAGCCGTGCAGTGCAAGGTGGGGGGCAGTTTCAGCGAGCGTCAGTGGGACTGGCTTCAGACGGTGCCAGTCAAGAGCGACCAACTGCGTGGGTTGGTGATCGGTGACAGCCCAGGAGTGGGCGGGGGTCGCCGCCGTGCCGTCATCATCCTTGACCTTGACGACTTCTGCGATTGGTTCGTAGCAACGGAGCCGACTGCTTGATCTTGAAGCAGGCGCTCTGGCTCTGGGCGCTCACGCTGCTTATCGCCACCGCGATCATCCTCGTCCCTGTGACTGCGCCGCTGACGCAACCGCTGCGCGATTCGTTCAAGCCAGAACCTACGCCGGTCGCTGAGCCTCTATTGCGATCCGCGAAGGGCAAGGCAACTTGGTACGACGCCACGAAGAACAATGCTTGGTACACGCGAGGCGACAACCCGACGCTGTTCTACGCGGCCGCTGGTCCAGCCCTCCGCGAGATCAAGAACTTCAAGTGGGGCAAGAAGCCCTACCGCATCCGCGTGGAGAATCTCAAGAACGGCAAGTCGATCGTGGCGTGGGTCGTGGACTGGTGCCAATGCCGAGGACAGACAGACAACGAGAAACTGGTGGACCTAAGTATGGCCGCCTTCATCGCCCTGGGAGTGGACTTGAATATGGGAGTGCAAAGGGTTAGAGTCACAGTTCTGCCATAGCAGGAGAGGGGGGACACTTGAAGACAGTTCGCTCGATCAGCGGCGCGTGGCTCAAGACCATCGCCAAGAACGCCTTCCCAAGCAAGCCGCACGCAGGGCGAGTCAAGGCACTCGCAGAGGCACTTCAGATCAGCGCACGCAGTTGCTACGCGTATGTCGCTGAGGAGCGCCGTGTGCCGGAGGAAGTGGAGATGCGATTTATCACACTCTTCGGCAAGGTGGCAGAGGACGGCTGGCGCACCATTGAGATGCAGCGGCCGCGCTACGAACGCAAGCAGAAGGATGAGCGCGTGCCTGGACTAAGCAAGGTGCAGGCTGAAGAGATCCGCACTGACTGGCGCAGCCGAGCGATCCGTGCCTCCAGCATCTTGGCGCAGGATGTTCTCGGACACGCTCTGGACTGGGAGCAGAACCCAATGACTCTGGGACACCTGAGGATGATTGACGAGCGCCTTGACGAAGAAGAAGCGCGCTCGAAGTACCCACACGGCTTTGACTCACTCGCCGCAAGCGAAGACTGGCTCGCACTCTGCAAGGTCTGCGGAATGGTGGGCGCTGTGGATGACAAGGTGAAGGAGGTCAATGGGCTGGTTTTCAATG